AGTCCCAGTAGCTGCCGTAAGCCAACGTGCGGGAGCCAGTGCCGTCTTGCGTAATCCAGATGCAACCGGACTGCCCAGCGGTCAGGTTCGTTGGGTTAGCGAGGGTGCGGTTACCGCCGAGTGTCACGCTGAAATTGTTACTGTCGTTGAAATCTGGCGTGATCGTAGCTCCATCAGTAAGAGCTGTAATCTCACCGCGCTGACCGGCAGTGTAAGTCTGGGCAACGTCTACTTTTGCAGTGTCGGCGTCATAACCTTGAACGGTAACGCCGATATCAGCGCTAACCAGGGGCGCTGCCCCATTGCTGGCAGCAGTCAGGCGACCCTGTTGGTCGACCGTTATGCTGGCGTAGGTGTAGCTACCCGGCGTAACAGCGGTGTTGTCCAGATCAACAGTGATCGTGCCACTGCCTGTAATCGGACCACCGCTGGAAGTCAGCCCCGTTCCACCGGCAACATCAACGCTGGTTACAGTGCCGCCCGATCCAGTGGCGCTGATACTGATCGTGCCATCACCGTTAGTGATGGTTATGCCGCTGCCTTGAGTAAGCGTTGCTTTAGCGAGCGTGCCATCGGTCTTGCCGATCAGCAACTGACCGTCGGTATAAGTAGTCTGTCCGGTGCCGCCGTCTGCAACACCAAGTGTTCCGGTGATACTGCTAGCGCCAAGGTCAACAGCCAGTGCGTTGGTCTCGGTAACAAGACCACCATTCGCCTTAAGACTCAGCGAAATATCAGGGGCTGTACCACCCGAGCTTGCGATTGGAGCGGTGCCGGTAACGCCGGTGACTGTTCCGCCAGATCCAGCGGCTGCAATGGTGATCGAGCCGTTGCCGTTGGTAATCGTGACGCCGGCTCCAGCGGTCAGCGTTGTTTTGGTAAGGGTATTACCAGTGCTGTTGCCGATCAGTAGTTGACCGTCGGTATAGCTGGTTTGGCCAGTGCCGCCCTTGTCGACGGCAATGGTTGAAGCGCTCCAGGTGCCTGTGGTGACGGTGCCAAGGCTGGTGAGGCTGGAGCCTGTGACGCCGCTGCCGAGTGTTGTGCTGCTTAGGACCTGGCTGCCGTTGATGTAGTAGCTCTTGCCGCTGGCGAGGTCGACGTGCTCACTGCTGGTCCACGCATCGGTGGCGTTGACCCAGTTCAGTGTTTTGTTGGTTGCACCACGCAGAGTGATACCACCACCATCAGCAGTTACATCGGTGGGTGTAGCAACTGCGCCAAGTTCAATGTTCTTGTCGTCAACGACAAGCGTGGTGCTTTCAATCGTTGTGCTGGTGCCGTTGACCGTAAGGTCACCAGTAATTACAACGTCATCACCGAAGGTGACAGGACCGGCGTTCAGGCGAGCGCCAGCCTTGACCAGATCAGCAGCAGTGATCTTTTTGGTTTCGGTTGCCGAAATGTCGGCAACAGCCAAAACGTCGGCGGATACAACGTCCGCTTCCGCTATGGCTGCCAGCTGACTGATCTTGAGATTGGCCATAGCAAAGCCTCCGTGTGTACAGTTTAAGCCGCTTCAAGCTCCAAGCTGCCTGAGCTTTGCTCCAGCAGGATTTCGTCTTCTGACTCTTGCAGAAGTAGGGCGTCGGCTACGTCGCCGTAACGGATTGCGATCAGTCCGGTGGTTGCAAATTCAATCGTGGACCGAACTGGCTCTGAAGGTTCAAAGGACATCGCCACGTTTGTGACGACAGCGTTAATTAAGTAATACAGAGACTCTGTGGGGTTGCCGCTTACGCCACCGGCGGGAAGGCTGCCTGCGGATTTAAGTACCAGTCCGGCTTTGAAGGTGCTGCCTAGTTGCTGACGCAGGATTAGCTGGTGGAAGTACATCGAGTTTTCGACGTCTCCCGCACCAGCGCTGTAATCCCACAAGCACTCAATGCTGCCACTTCCGCTGATTAACGTGCCTATCTGTGCGGAGTAGGCATCGCCTAATGCAGTGACATCTGCGGAATTTCTGTTAGTGCTAAGTGTGTACGAGAGAATTTGGCCTAGGTCGCGGTAGCCATCACCTAAAAGTTCAAATGTTGCTGTGTAGGGGCTTGCTGGATCGGCAAGTAAAAATGCTTCACCTAGATCGTTATTGATAGATTTTTTCCATGTGTCGTACAGACGGATTCCGCCCAAGGTGTCTACGTTGACGTAGGCACTTACAGAATTTTCTGTGTAACCGCTAATAAAATCAAGCGTGCTAACGCTGGTGATAGAAATTCTGTCGCCGGTTGTGAAGACGTTGGCGCCAAAATCAAGTTCCAGTCGACCGGCGGAAACGTTTACTGCGTTGTCGTCGACTACTGAGTCAAAGGAACGCCCGGAAAGTCGGCGTAGTTTGATTAACCCGCCGTTGCCGAGATAGATGCCAGACATCAGGAGGCCCCCATCGTGGCTTCGGTCAGCAGCCCTGTCACAACAAAGTCTACGGAGACCTCCACAACTTCACCGCTACTGGCGCTAATCGAAGCAGAGTTGATCAGTACATTTGCTTGGATGGCGCGGGCTGAGGTCAGCTGCAGCTTCAAAACATGCGTGGTTGTGCTGGGTAGTGAAGTTGTGCGGATCGTGTTGGCCAGCAGCGGTTGCATCGCCAGCGCTCCAGCGCTGTTTTCGTAGTACAGGACAGTGCAGCTGCCACTCCAGCCTTGGCGGCCAAAGACGTAGGTGCGGGCGTAGTCGGCGGTTGTGGTGGTTTCGATGGTCTCGGCGCTTGCTGACAAGCTCCAGCTGCGCACTTTGGCGATTTGGGTGCCGCCGATGAGTAACGCACCATCAATGCCGGTGAAGTAGCGGGCGCTCATGGGCTAGGTGGGGCGACGACGCCAACGAGTTCCACGCTGACCGTTTGGTAGCCGGGGGAGTTGTAGGTGACTTGCGGCGGACCGGCGTAACGCCATTCGTTGCCGGCGGAAATAATGTAGTCGTAGCCGTCCATCCCGCCGTAAACGGCAGCCGGGACGGTGAACGATTCAAAGGTGGTATCGACTGCTTCGTAGTGGTCGGTGATTTGCTTGCCGGTGGCTTCTGGAACGTTGGTGAATTCCAGCGTGAGGCGTTGGCCGATGGTGCGGGTGCCGTGGCGGAAGCGGATCTCGCGCCCGCCCATACTCATGAACGTGCTGATCGGTTTCGTTCCAGGTGTCCAGGAACGGGCTGCTGGTGTTAGCGCGGGGAAGGCGGTCATACGACGGTGAAGCTGCCGCTAACAATGTCCGTTGCTATCACACTAGCGCCGCTGCTCAGCGGGAAGTGCTCAGCTGTAATGGATGCTGTGCCGTCCATCCGGCGCGTCAGAGTGTCGATCAGATAGTGGTTTGTTTCGGTGCGGCTGGTGCTGTCACTGGTGACACGATCCAGTTCAATCGCAATTAGGTCGCCGGGCTTGAGTCCCAGCGTGGTGTAAATATCGGTGGAGAAAGAGACATTATGTGTGGTGCGTTTGCGTTTGGTTAGGAAATACTTTGCAGCAAGTGTTGCGTGAGCGCTAGTTACACAGAAATCGGTCATGTCGTACTGCTCTTGCGGCAGGACTCCGGTATCTGCGGCGTAGCGGACTTTGAGGCTGGTTGTAAAAGGTTGGTCAATACCGAAGCCTGCATCCCCTTGATCGCGCCAGAGCATGACCGCTTCAAATGGTTTGCGGTCGGAAAGGGGGATGTAGTCAACGGCGTAGGTGCCTTCGACGATTGTGTCTTCGTCGAATGTGTAGGCAGGAGTCAGTACGCCAGTGTTGATTGCGTGCGCTCCAGTGACAGGCAACGCAGGGCGGAGACCAATGCGTGATTCAAGATTTAACGGGACAAGTAGGAAAAAGCCGGCGGTTGATTCAATCCAGTTTTTGTAATTGACTGCATCAACGAGGGCGCCGTTAAAAAGTAAGCTGTTTGTGTTGGTGAAGTTTGCCGCTGCTGTTAGCGACGTTGTATCCATAGAGATCGTTTCTGCGTATTGGAGTCCCAAGTGATTGACGAGATCGGCGTAGTTGTTGCTTGGACCTGTTGTAGCGGTGATTAGGTTGTAAACGTTTATTCCGTTGGAGCAGAATACAGAAGCTTGAGCGTTATGTGTGTTGTTTACTTGGTCAACAATGTCGTCAGTTAAGGAAGCGTTGACCGGATCGCTTTTGTCGATCATTTCGTGGTTGCCTTTTAGACCCAGCAGGGTCATGCCACTAAAGTCGCCTGAGGTGTTTTCCCGATACACCAGAGATAGATTCAGCGGATCTGGGATGATAAAGGGTTTACGGATTGTCTCGTTTACAAAAAAAACTTGTTGATCAATAACATTAAAATTGGTATACGTGCTGCTAGGAGGAGAGTTATCAGTATATTCTAAGGGGGTATACTCTGGGTTAGTACATGTAACTTTAAGTGTAGTTAAAAGTACGCTAGCACTACGAGCGTCAGTTGCACCAATAGAGCTACTCCCTGAGCTTAAGATGCCAGTATCATCAGAGAACTCGTAATCCCACGTAACGGTAAGTATGCTGTCTTGTGTGCGTATTGTAGTTCCAGTAAATGAGTTATTCCTGTTGGATTGAACAGTGAACTCATCACCTCCAAAAATTGTTGTGTACCAAGTAAGGCTTGTGCAGAAAGGAGAACTTGATGAGATTGTTAAAGTACCTGTGCCCGTTTCTGTAGCTGGCGCAGTTACATTGTGGTAGTAAGCATTACCACCGGCTGCAATAGGCGTAGTGTAGTAGCTGTTTGTTTCAAGGTCAAAATACTGAGTAAGGTCGATAGTATAGATGTTGTTTGTTGTAGGAAGAGAACCGTATGCAACTTCCTGAAAACGGTTGGTGATGTATTGCCCAACTCCTGGTTGTCCGCCCCACGGGTAGGAGCCAATCAAAACGTCGGTATTAAAATTAGCAACAGGTGATGTAATTTGACCTTCACTAAGAAGAAAAGCGTGGCTAAATATTGCGTCTGCGTTTAAGTTCTGTAGCCCTGTGCGTACCAGGGGTGGTACGACCCAAGCGCCACCAACACCACTGACGCGCTTGCAGAAAACAAGCGGAATGGTTTGACCGACTTCTGCTGGCTTAAGTGGTGACTCCAGCTCCAATGTGGGGCGGCGGACAAGGTTGCCCTGCTCGTCCTTGCGGAGTGCAAGGGTGTTGGCGTTAGTCGCCGCCTGGCGGTAAATACGAGGCATTAGTCGAAAGCCACCATGTCGTAAGTAACTTTGCGGCGTGGGATCTGGGCTTCGGTAGTGTCGATGCCGTCTGAGATCACAATACTGACGCCCGAAAAATCACTGGCCCCGTTTTCAGCAATACCGACAACGGAGGTAAACAACGTCGGAGTAATCTCGGCAGCCGTAAAGTCGAAGGCGAATTTATACCTGTAGTTGACTACCGCGTCTTCCAACAGGTCTACAAAGGTC